CTCATCATCAATTGACCAAACTTCTGGTCTGCTTCCCATATATCTTTAGGTAAGTATCCTTGCTTATATAATAAGTCACATATAATTTTCTTTTTCTTAGAACCAGCAATAGCTGCTTGTTGTGCAGCTGCTGCTTGGGATTGTGCATTGTTTGTCTGAGATACTAAATTAGTAATCTGTCCATTTAATCCATTAATAGTATTGGTTAGATTTACAATTTGAGTTTGTGCACTTCCTAATTGTTCGTTTAAAACTTCAATTTGTCCTTCCAGTAATTCGTTTCTAGCCGTAAGAGATACTCTTTGAACTGCTTCAGATGTTGCTTTTTGTATAGAGTTTTGCAATTCTACAATACTAGATTGAACCTTTGCCACAGATTGTCTATTTTGATTTTCAACCGATGCAACTACTATTTCTCTACCATCCAATTCAACTCTAAGAGATTGCGTAACTATCTCTAATTCAGAAACCTTAGCGGTTAAATCTGAAACATCAATGTTCAATAATCTTACTTGCTCTCTTAAATCATCTATTTCAAATAATGCTTCATTATATATAACTCTTAATACAGTATCAGGAAGTTCAGGAGCTTCTATTGGAAGTAATTCAGTTATAATGGTATCGATGGATTTTATTAATTCATCTTCATTATATTTAGGTTTTGTTAGTTTGCCAGATAATATACCATCATCACTAACAGAACCGCTAAAAACATGCACACCAAATTCATTTTTGGTTTTAATCGCAAGAGAACCACTTTGAATTAGTTCACTTACTTTTATTTCATTTTTTAATCCGGTTTGCTGTCTCATTATTTTTATATTATACCAAATGTGATTTCATCATCATAGTAAATTTCATCACCATCAGATAACATTTTAAATTCTAATTTATATGTTCTATTAACTTCCCAATTTGAAAAATTCAATTCTATAAAATTACCCAAACTATCACAACTAACTTTTGAATGTTCACCAAATGGAATTATAATATCATCTGATAATAAATCTTTTATTTGATAATATGTAGTTATTGGTAAATACTTAATATCATTATATGAAAATGAATTTGTAAATGTTTTTACCGGATACTTTTCTCTACCAACTATTCTTAATTTTTTAATACTTCCAATTTTATAATTTGTTGATAAATTTTTAACTCTAACAACTATATCATTTGATACTACATCAAGTGGTTGCAATGAGCCTGTTGCTATTGTTTGGTCATCCCAACTTACTACCAATTTTGGTTGATGAATCGTATATGTTTCTTTACTAAAAAACTTTAATTGGCCATAATCACTTGCATTGTTTTCTAATGATGATGAATATTTTAAAATAAATCCGTCATTTGGTAAACTACCGCTTAACCATTGATTTACAATACCTTTAACATTCATATTTAAATCAGCAGTTTCATAATTAAATGATTGTGATGCTGATACTATAGTATACCAGGTTCCACCTGTTCCATCATTTGGATTACTATCACTTCCAGTTGCTAAATTCGTTGTTATCCAATCTATAGCAGATTGACCATCTCTATATGTCCAAGTTACACCTGTCGTTGATATATCATCAAAACGAGTTCCATTACCCATCTCCCAACTTTGAGAAATTGGATAAGCGTATATTGTATATTCTAATGGAATTTCATTACTTTCAGTTTCTCTCATTACCAATCTAATATCAGTTAGAGTAGTATCTCCACTAGCTATTGATTGAGATAATGCATTTAAATCAAATTTAATCAATGCTCTAGAAACATCCTTTATATTCCCATAATAAACTTTACTAACTTCCAATATCTGGTCTAACCCAGTATTTTGGTTTGGTTGTTGTAAATATACCGATGCATCCTTTGATGCTGTAATAAAATAGTATGCCATTATCTTGCTCTTCCTTTTATATCTGAGTTAGGGAATTTTATTTCAAAAACACAAGGGTCTAACGATGGATAAACTATTTTATCTTTAGTTGCTGCCATTATGTTATAAGAATTTGGTGAATATCTACCCGTACATTTATTTGATATTTCCAATTTTGGAACAGATGAAACACCTTCTACATTTGCTATGGTTAATTCAATTTCGCTAAGATTTATAGTTTGATTAAATGACCACTTATCGATTACAAAGAAATTCTTTAATTCATTTATACATTGTGTAAGAACTTCAGATTTATTATAGCTATCCAATACAGTTATTTCAAAATCAATACCAATATTAACAATAAACCCATCTATTATATTAACACCATCGGTTAGTATTCTATATTCATTTAGATATGTTTTAAGATTTTGTTTTATAGCTTTATTTAATTGTGTCAAATGCCCATCTCTATTATAACCCAGCAGATATAAATTAATTGCAAATGGATTGTTTATTTCATTTGAATTATCAGTTTTTCCCACTAAGAAATTTTTAATTTCTTCTTTTACTTGAGTTGATGATGGTTCTTCATTATCTGCTTTTTCAACAAATGTCATAACCAAATCAGTAAATTGTTGTAATGAATTTGGTGATGCTAATATAGATGCTGGTGAATTATTATCTAATTGACCATCAGCGCTTGCGTAAGCCTTTGCTATCCCACCATATCTAGCTGGCATTGATAATACTCTAACTTGATAATCCTTTGCGGTTACTGCTCTATTTTGTGCACCAAAATTTGCTAATGAGTTTTGTCTTATTTCTTCTAAAGTTTCAGCACCCCTACCACCAACTGCAGGAACTTCATTATCTACTGCAAGTGAGTTTTTAGTTTCCTGATATATACCTCTTTGTGGAGGTGTAAATTTAAGTAAATCCTCATCATACTCAACACCAGTTATTCTTGTTATATCACCAACGTTAGTATTACTAGCATTTCCACCACCTATTAAATATTTCACTGTAATAGTTGTATTTGATGGAGATGTTCCGTATGTTTTCGTTTTTAAAAAATTAGTTGGGTCAAATGATTCTTCCAATCTACTAATAGAGTTTGGTAATCCCAATCCAACGTTTTTAAGATTTGGAATTAATTGCTCATCGGATGCCGATGGATCACCTGCTCCAAATTGAATAGTTGTTGTATTATCATCATTAACCTTAACTACAAATCTTCTAGGAGTTTTTAATGTTTTTAAAATATATGGAGTTGTTTCACGAAATTGATGTAAATCCGGATCGTTAGATAATGTATTTTTTTCTTCAACAAAAACCATTTCTTGTCCTAAATAAGGAACTTCATAGTATTTGTTTCCTTGATTATCTCTAACATCTATAATTTGTATTACATTAGTATCTGATAATGCTATAGTTCTAAATGGTTCGTATGAACCAAACGTTACATCTTTCTCAACAACTGTAGATGAAATAGCTTGTACTTGTTTTTTTGCTAAATAAAATGTAGGTTCTCCCGTATTTGAATCTCTTTGATAAACTGTAACTTCTCTATTATATTCATCTGCAAAATCAACCATTTCTGTAGTTCTGAATTTTGTTGCATTACTTACAGCATCAACTAACATTCCTTCTTTTATTCTCAAATAATAAGTTTCATCAGGTCTATTATTAACCCCATCACCTATAGATGGAACTAAATGATATAAAGATAATGTAGTTATTGCTGGAGATGTTACTTTTGGTTTATACCCCAAATATTGGGAAAGTGCCATTATACTTTTTGAATCCTCCGCATATGGCATTAGAGATTCTTTAAATGTATCATCAACGTAGTATGAAAGAGCATCACCAATATAAGATGCCATTTCTATAAACATCATACCCGGAGATGTCTCATTAAAATCGTTGTAAGATTTTGGAAAATAAGTTTTAGCAAACTCAATTAAATTACTTCTAAAGCCCGTAAAATCGGTATTTAGGTATTTAATATCTTTACCCTTATTTTTAAAATTTTTACTTACTGTGTTATTAGTTGCCATTTGCTTATATTGTAAAAGTTACCTGATTTAAACTTACTGAATCTCCAATTCTAAAATTTATAGATATGTTAACTTGATTTCTATCTTTTAGGAAATCCGTTTGTTCTATATCAATAGTATCTACATTAACGTATGGTAACCATTGTGCTAATGTAGATGTTATAACTTCCTCTATATTGGTTGAAAGTTCATCATCATTAAAATCAAAAACTAATTCATGTAATCCACTTCCCAAAAAGGGTTGCATTACTCTTTCTTTTCTTTTAGTTAATAATAAAGATTTTATATTTGTCCTAACTTGGTCAAATGTTTTAAATGATTGATTAAAAGCAGTATTACCTATTTGTAACGGCAAAGTGATACCTATCGCAGTATCTTCGAATTCTTTTAAATCAGTTACAGGTTTACTACCTAATATTACAGCCATTATTTTTTATTAAATCTTTTTACTAATTCAGAATAATCTCTGTTTAATGCTTTATCCAATGCTTCATTTCCCGTTTGAACTCCTAATCCGGTTGCTTGAGCTCCACCACCCATATCAGCATAACCCATCTTAGCTGCCATCTCAGCTCTTAATCCAGCCAAACCAGCACCTGCTATATTTGGATTGGTTAAGTTTACAGTCCTATCCATAGAACTTTGTCTAGTTTCGTTTAAGATTTGGTTTAATACCGCATCTTTCACATATTGAACTTCTTCCACTTTTTGAGTGGTTTTTTTAGGAGTATCTTCACCTAAAATCGCTTTTGCCATAGATAATCCGGTACTTTCCTTTTTTTGTTGTAAGGGTTTAACCTGTTCTGTTAAAATCCTTTTTACTTCAGCTTTTACACTTTCTTTAATCAAAGTAGGTAATTGTTCCTTTAACTCTTCTTTTATAAGAATTTGTATGGCTTTTAATAATTTACTACTATCCATTGTATTATATTCTTTGTTGTTTATATAAATATTTGATTTGTTTATTTTTGGGATTTATTAATAATTTATTCTATGGTTCTTCAATTGGTGGTGTTGGTGGCGCTGGTGGAGGTATAGTATATCCTGTCCAAAGAACAACTCCAGGAGCGGGTGTTAATAATGGTGGATATAACGATATCGTAGTAGCCATACCACTGACAGTAGTTAAATGAATTGTTGCATATCTTATAAATTCATCTATAATCAATGCTGTATTATTGGTTGGTGGTATTGCTGCCATTATGCGTAATATAATTTAACTCCCGATTCATATTTACCCTTATACATAGTTAATAGTTGCTTTCTTTGTCCGCCATTTCTTTTACAACTTATATGAAACCAAATAGAATTACCATGTTCAAATATAAATTGGTCAAATGGTAAATTAGCCCTAACCCACCTAGATGCTTCTAAATACTGAGATGGTGAAAATCCCGTAAACTGAATATCCACTGCTTCTCCTTTTTCATGCTGAGATACTCCACCTGGAATAGATGGCGTTCCCCTAAATCCTGAGTTTACTCTTGCATTTGGAAATTGTTTTTTAAGTGGTTCTAATATGTTAATTGCTACATTTTGTAGATTACATACAATATCATTTTCGCTCAATCCCCTTTGTGCTTTTATTTTGTGTGCAAACAGAGCTCCTATTGATAAATCTCTTAATCTATAATTTGGTGAAATTTTTGCATCATAATCAACACCAGAACCACACTTTATAGATTCTACTTCTTTATTGGTAGTGGGTGTAGTATCTTCTTCATCCTTTACAGGTTCTATTTCTTGATATGGAGTATTATCAGCTGGTAGTTCATCCATTAATTGTGATAATTGAGGACCCGGGTCATCACCACCATCTGCCAATACCTCTACACCCGTTTGCTCTGCTATCTCTTTAGCACCTTCTAAAGTATTATTATCAGCAGGTAATTCCTCTAATAAAGTTGCAGTAGGAATTTCTGGCAATGGAACTTCTATAGGTGGTATTGTGATAGCTGGAGTCCATGTGCCGGGATTTACAACAATATTAGATGTTACTCCAATATTACTAATTGCTCCCGTTGCTGGAATTATTGGAAATGGAAATTCATTTAATGATGCACCTTGCCAATATGCCAATACACCTTTTCCCATCTCACCAACCAAATCATATGGTGTTGTAGAAGTTAATCCCTTTTGTAAAGCTGCTTTAAAAAGCTGCTCCATAATTTCTTTATTACCTTTTTTAATAGCAACTCTATTAATAGTGTCACCACCTCTTTTCATACAGGCATCATACTCATCAGCCCATAATTTTGCTATAGTATCTATATCCTTTATAGATTGAGGATTATTTGCTCTTACTAATATACTATTTTTAAAAATTTCCCAAGACATATATTATGATTTTGGAATGTTTGATGCAATATTAGTAATTTTTTCAGTAGTGGATGATATTGCTGAAGTTATTCCACCTGCGGCTCCCATAACGTTAGATGCAAGTCCGCCCGCAGCTCCAGCTACTCCTGTGGTTATTCCACCAACAGCACCTGTTACTCCCGATGTAATTCCACCAACAGCACCTGTTACTCCCGATGTAATTCCACCAACTGCTCCAGCTATTCCTGCGGTTGCCCCAGCTATAGCTCCAGCTACATTAGGCACTTTTGGTAATTCTATAGTTGGTATAGATGGTATTGGTGGTATTTTTGGTATATTTGGAAGTTTACTTTTCTTAAACTTTTTTATTTTATCTTCTGGTAGTTTTTTTGGTTTAAACTTTTTTAATT